TAGGCAGCGATCAAATCAGGTTCACCCTTCATGAAGGTGTAGCCTTCTACGAGCGAGCCATAAAGTAGCACGCTGTCAAAATTATCGCCCAACCAAGTTTGGCCGCTGGATGCAGTGGTGATGCTTTCTGGGTAGTAATAGTAATGAAGCTCAACAACATATGAGGCATCGGGGGTAGGGCCAAGCAGAAAAGACAGTTCGTTGCTGATGGTTGAGCCGGAAACGGTTGGACCAAACAAGGCGTAGTACGCGGGCAAACCCGTGTCGGTTGGCGTGGGATACGCCTCACGAATGAAGTTCACGTCTTTGTTCAGTAGGTATGAATAGCCGTCGTTGTCATCAATGATGGCCAACGAATAGACTGCCAAGAAGTCATCGGGAGCAGACAGGTACTTATTGTTTGCTGTAACGGACCCTGTGACGTTCTTTCGGATCGACGGAAACTGAACCGTGTTGAAAATACGCTGTTCGGCTTGAGTAATGAACGTGTTGATCTGCTCGGTACTCGTGAGCGTAGCCGTGCCTGTCCCTGCGCTGTCCGTGAAGGTGGACGCAGGGAAGTCATTCTCAAGGTAACCCTTGATCGTTTCAAACAGCGTACTGTAGTTCATGGTTACGCCATCGGGCCACGGGCCATCGTGCCTTTAGTTGCCGCGCCAGTACCACGTATTTTTATGCCCGAGGTTTTGGCTTTATCCGGATAACCAGCACCCGGCGGCAGCGGATTGGTGTTTGGCTGCGGCTGCTTGTATTTGGTTTGGGCGGCGTTCTTCATTATCGGCCTCGCTGGTTGTTCATGCGAGCCACATTGCGGCCAACTTTGCGCATAGCCATGCTGGTCACGCCACCTTTTTTCATGCCGTGCAGACGCTTCTCATGCATCTTGACTTCTTTGTCTGCAATCTTTTTGACCTGTTTGGTGTTCATTCTCTACTCCTATGAAGTCACTACTGTTACGCTGCCAATCGCAATCGTCAGCGCCAAGTTATTCGGCGTGAACCCTGCATCAATGCCTCTTGATCCACCCACCGGATTCCAACCCCACTGGATGATTCTACTACCACCCTCGGGAGAGCCGCTACCCAAAGGTCCGGTGTTATTCTGCAAAACCTGCAACCCGCTGTTACCAGAAGTTACATAGCTAACATCCGGTCTGGGTTCCCGTACAGCTTGCGGATCGTTAACCGGATACAGACCTAACGACAACTGAGGCTGGTCAGGCTCCCAACATTCTGGGCACACCTTGATCGACACATTCTTGGTCTTGATAACCAAGTTCTTCAACTGCGTCAGCTTGAACCGAAAACCGCACCGGTCGCATTCCGCAATTGAATTTTTGCCAGACGAAAATCTGTTTGGCATGATTACCGAATAAACTGTTCACGCGGCACAAACCGATCCGGAGCTTTCTCCCGATCTTCCGTAGAAGCCATTTCCCACTGCTCGGCATACTCGGCTTTGAGCATAGCTATCCGAGCCGGATCGACGTTTGGCAGCTTCATAGACAGTTGGAATGCCAACCCCGCTACCATTGCTGGCATAAAACGAAACGGCACGTCTTGGCCGTTGATACCGTTACCGGCATCCTGAATACGGCGCAGTCGCCAGTACACAAAGGTGTAAGTCTGGCTGTTGTCTGGCGTGGGCCAGACGTGGATTTTGGGGTGCACCAAAGCACCGGCGGAGTCCCGCGCACCCGACAGACGTTGTACCCAAACCTGAATTGGTCGGCCAACAGCGTTCTTGTTCGGGATCATGGCGTAAGTGGACTCGCTGATCCGGCTGATATTGATGTCGGTTTGATTCTGCTCAGTGCCAGTTCGGATCACGTGATCCAAGAGATCAACAGTGTCAACAGGCAAATCATAAGTAATGGTAGGAGTCGGACTTGTATAAGCAAGCGTGATCTCTCCTTGCTCCACGGTCCACATGTTAATGCCACGGTTAGCCCACTCCATAGTCAGAAGATTCAACGACCGCCGCGCCGTGCGCATGTCGTATCCCGAACGCAACTCCTGCCCGCAACGCTCAAACGCCTCCTCAACCAGATTGTTTAGGTCTAGGTTGAAGTCGTACGTATCAGTTGTCTTGAACGGTAATGTGGCCATTACTTATTCACTTCACGTTTTTTCACACGCTTTACTGCCCCACCTTCGGCGTACATGGTCACATCCTGCGGATCGTCTTTCCGCTTGATGGTCTTAGCCTTCGGCATCTTGGAGGGGGCGATTGCCCCCATTCCGCGTGAGGGGCGCATTAGCAGTACCCGCCGCCCTTCATGGACACTTTCATGCCCTTGGTCTTGCCGCGCTGGGCAATACCATCAGCCGCTTTGTGGCCACCAGCCAAACCACCAGCAGCCATCTTGATGATCGTGCCCTTGGTTTTGCCTCGGGACTCGATGCCACCGCCACGAGCCATTTTAGTCACCGGTTTCATTCCAGCAGGTTTGCCTGACTTTGAGAACGTCATATATTTGGCCATACCGCCCTTTTTCATCGCGCCCATCTCAGCAGCTTCGTGTTTGATCATGGAGGCCGGTGCGCCCTTCTTTTTCATGAAGGCCACTTCCTTGCCAACCATCGCCTTGGATTCTTTCATTCCACCAGATTTCATACCGAGTGCTCCCATTTGTTTGCCCGTAGGCAGCTTCTTATCAACGCCTTTGTCCATAAGTCCTCCAGCTTTCATACCGGCGAACCGGTTGAGTTTGTTGAACGGCATGTCCATCTTGCCGTGCTTCGTGTCCTGCTTGTTGATCACTGCTCTACCGCCACCAGCCATCTTCTTCAAACCTTCCTTTGACATGCGTTCAGCATCGGCTTGTTTGATCCCGCTGCTCTTGGCAATGGCAGGATTGTGCGCTGCGGCGCGAAAGAGCTTCAGCTGTTTGGCGGTCCAAGGCATCACTTCATCTTCTTCAGTGTCTGGGCCAGACGAGCGCGTTGGCCCATCTTGCCCGGGGCCTTTGCAGCCTTGGCCAGCTTGCCAGCAGGAATCGGCTTGTCACCCTTAACGCCCAAAGCGGAGCGGAGCGCACCGGGCTTCTTGATCGCTTTCTGAATCCATTTCTCAGCCATCAGACCATCCTGCCTTTCGTCTTGCCGCGTTGAGCGCAACCGTCTGCGCGGGAGGAAGCCGAGGATACGGAACCACCTTTGGCGTACTTCTGTATGGAACCACCACGTTTTTTACCGAGCTGTGGTTCCCGTTTTCCGCGTTTCTCTTCTGCCTCTGCTGCGTCCATGTAGTCTTTGGTTGCCGCAGCTTTACCTTTTTCATCACCGGTAATGGTGTTGTATCCCATCCGCGCACCATATTTTGCAGACTGGGCAAAACCGGGACTACCCTTTTGCGGACCTAAAAGTGCTGCACCAGCAAGCCCTGACGGAATAGCAAGGGCAGCGCCTGCTGCTTTTCGCCCCAAGTTGGACAAAGAAAACGCCTTTTGATCAGCTTCGTTTTCTTCACGCTCAATTTGTCTAGAGCGTTTGTAGCCTTCAGTCTCTTTATCAGCCATGATTTCCTCAGCAGTTCCATTTCTTTAGGTATGCAGCAAGTTGCGCTGCTTTTAACGAGCTATCGGCAACATTACCTGCGGCTAAATTACATTTACCACACAGTAGATCACGAACTTCTTTTGTTACGTGGTTATGGTCTACGCATGGCCTGTTATTCCTTCCGCCTTCAAATTCAAATTGCACTTTGCAACAAGCGCATTTACCGCCTTGTGCTAGTAATTTTTCAGCGAACTGCGCGGACGTAATTCCATACTTAACAGGCAAATTATATTCGCGTACTCGTACCTTCATACATGCTTTGCAAGCATAGTTCAATCCTGATAATTGCGTTTTGTTTTTGCAAAATTCAGTAGACGCCTTCCATTCTTTACATTTGCTACAACGATACCGCCCGTACGCGTCTTGCGTTTTGGGCACTCTACCCCAATTACGTTTTGTGTTTAACATGACCAAGCCCGGAGGCTTTTGTTGATGCGGCTATTCGGATCGTTCGCTGTCTTCGCAGAAGTCAGCTTCTTCTTCTTCATACCTGTCATACGAGCGCAGAACGATTTCTTCCTTGCCCCGCCTTCCGGCTGCGGACGCTTCAGCCCCGGCTTGCCCGGGTTGGCTGCGTTGTAGGAGGCTCTGCCTTTGGCGTTCAAACCACCAGCAGGATTTTTGCCTTCTTTGCGTTGCCATGCAGGTGTCTTAGCCATTACGCAGCATCACTCATCGGTGCGTCAATCGGTTTCAACATCGGGTACAGAATCTCATTCCCGAAGTCGCTCTCATACTCATGGACACCCATGTGGCCCAGCTTGATCGTCGGGTCAATCCAGATGTCAAAGCCTTCCGCACGGGCGCGGTCGCAGAACAGGAAGTCCTCGCCAATGTAGCCTTCCGGCGTGGTCATGAAGTCAAAGTAGGCGTACAGGTCCTTGTCGCTGTTGGTGTCCTTGTGCCGCCACTCGGGGTGATTGGCACGTAGCTTTTCAAATACTTGACGCTGGATCATCATGAAGCCGGTAGCGATCCGGTGCGCCTTGACCAGACCCCAGCCGTCCATGCTGACCGTGCCTTCCGTGCCATTCACGCCCTCGCCGCCATCGAGCGACAGGATGTAGACTTTGCCAGCTTTCCGGGCTTGGTACGCGCCACCAACGATTGCCTTCTTCTGGTTCCACGCCATCAGACGGATCACCGAATCCGGGTTGAACGTCATGTCCGAGTCGATGAACATCAGGTGGTCGCAGTCAGACTGCAAGAACTCATAGGCAATCAGGTTCCGAGCGCGGGACACAACAGAGCAGCCACAGATGCTGCTGACCTGAATGTGAATCCCATGCTCCAAGACCTTCTGTGCAAGCTGCATCAACGACACTGCCATCTTCAGGCCCACTTTGTGGTCATAGGCCGGAAGACCAATCATCAACTTCTTGCCAACAAGATCGAAACCTTTTTGGTTTTGCACAAATCACCCGTAGAAAATGGTCACGCCAGTTTGGTTGGAAAGTTGCCCGTAGATACCGTTGAGGCACAGCAGACCCTCACCCGGAATCAGGAGCGATTGGTTTTGCGGAACGCCAGAAGTGGTCAGCGCAGCCGTATCCACCGACATCAGCCAACGGCCACCAGCATTGGAGAATGTGCAGCCAGTTGCACTGCTAATTGTGCGGCTGTTGACATCCGTAATGGTGAAGGTGCTGGAGTTGGTAACAGTGACCGTGTAGTTGCCGTTGGTTGCAGACACACCAGCGTTGGTGGCAAACGTGATACCAATACGATCACCCGTCTGCAAGCCGTGTGCGGCGCTCACAACCGTAACCGTGTTACCAGACTGCGTATAGCCAGTTGCTGCTGCCGTGGGCGCAGCCGTCACGTCCCACATGTTGATCGTGCCAGCCGTCGATGACGACGTGAACATGATCGCCTTGAGGCGAGAGCGGTAATTGATAAAAAACCCGGAACTGTTTAGGTGTCCCGAATAAACATCATATTGCATGGTCAATCTCCTTGAGGTTCAATGAAGGGGGCCGAAGCCCCCCAAGAAGATTGATTAACTGTACGGCGTAGCGACACTGCCGTTGCCGACAAACGAACCCTGCACGGACCACTTGTTCGTGGCAAACGGCATCAGCACCAGACGGCTACCCGCAGCATAACCACCGGTGGTGGTTGCGTTCAGCGTAATGATGGTACTGGCGGTTGAGTTGAACGACGCGGTGGTCGTACCGGCAACAGAAATCTGGCCAACATACGCATCGCTACCAGCGCAGGTAACCGTTTGAGCGGTCGCACCAGCCGAAGCAGCGGTGAAGATGAAGGTGAACACCGCACCAAGGTTGTTCAGGGTGTCGGGGTTAGCGCCGGGACCCGAAGAAGACGGATCAGCAGACGCGTTGATTGCCGGGAGCGTGATTGCGCAGGTTGCCGGAACCAACAGGATGCGGCCAGCGTGAGCGGCCACAGTCAGAGTTGCAGTTGCACCAAGAGTGACGATGTTGTTCGGGCCTTGGTTGTACATGCCGCCAAGCGAGCGAACCGGACCGTCAAATGTGGAAATAGCCATTTGATATTCCTTGTGTAGTAGCACATCCCCGTATCGTCTCTACTAAGTCTGCTGGGGCAGTCGATACAGGTAAAAATCCCAGATAGGTGGAGCATACACCAAAAACAAAAAACGGGGGGTTTTTAGGCCCCCCGCCTGTGTTACGCGCCTTGTGAACCCCAAGCGCCCAACGGATCAGACCAGCCGAAGCTGTAACGCTCGCGGCTCTTGTAACGGACGTTGCCGGTGTCGAAGTCGCCGTCCATGCTGTTTTGCAGCGGGGTGCGGACGAAGTGCTTCAGACCATTCGGAACGTCGGTCATCAGGAAGTAGCCATTGGTGTCAGTCAAGAAGTGGTTGACACTGTAGCCTTCCGGGATCGAGCCGTTGTTCTTCAGAGCGTTGATGTCGTTGTTGTTGGTGCTAACACGCAGCTCGGTTTCGAGCAGACGGGTCGCAACGAACATCAGGTTCGGCGGAACAATCAGCTTGCGCGGCTTGGCGGCGATCAGCAGACCACGTTCGTCAGTCCAACCGGCGATCTGAATAACGGCGGCTTCCAAAGAAGTCTCGTTCAGGTCAGCCATAGTTGACTGGGTGTTGCTGTTCGTGCCACCAGACACCAGCGGGTGAGCAGTCGAGAACAGAACTTGACCGTCGCCACCGGTGTAGCCGGAGGTGAAGCCGTTGTTCAGCACTGCAGCTGCTTTGACCTGCTTGGTGTAAGCCATAGCACGGGCCAGACCCTTGGTATAACGAGCCGACAGGCTGTCATACAGGTTATCTTCAATCGCCTCTTCGGTGATCGAGAAACCAAGGGCAATGGTTTCGTGCTGGTAACGAGCGGTCCAAGCTTCTTGCGCATTGTCGTACGCAATCGCATTGCCTTCGTTCTTGACCGGCGCAGCAGAGAAACCGGACAGCTTGGTTTCTTCTTCAAACGAACGCTCGGAAGTCTCGGTTTCGTAGATTTCCTTGTGCTCTTCGCCGTAACGTGCGTACTCCAGACCGAACAATGCGTTCAGGCCGGGGAGCAGCTCTTTCAGTAGTTGTGCGCGTGAAATAGCCATGTGTTACTCCTTAGATGCCCGTAGCACCGCGATAGATATGAACACCCTGAGTCCAAGTCACGAGGACTTCGACAAAGGAACCAGCGGCGGGAGCCGTATCCGGCACAACATCGACCACTTTGAACGTGTAGGTGCTGGTCGTGCCAGCGGCGTTCAGAACGGCTTGTTGCGAATCACCGGTGATGGTGCTGCCCACGTTGTTCACCAGCTGGGCGTTTCCGCCAACCAGAGAAGCACGAGCGGCTTGTGCTACGGTAGTACCGCTTGACACAATCGCACAACGCATGACCAGATCAGGATCGTCAGCAACATACGCTTGGATCGAGTTGGCGCTGTCGGGCGTACCAGTGGTGCTTGCCGGGTAGTACTGCGCATAAATGCGCTGACCGGCGGAGTTGATGTACGAGCAGCCCATGAAAACGCCAGCCACTTGAACAGTGGTCGTGGTGTTAACGGTAGTGCCGCCACCAACGACGCAGCCCGATGCGGACATCAGGACAACGTCACCAAAGAAAATTGCAGTGCCCCAGCCGCTTTCGATGGGAATCTGACGGGTAGAGCCAGCAAAAACTTGGCCCCCCAGCAGGTTCACCGGCCGAAAGCCGTAGGGCTTATCAACAGTCGGATATGCCATGTGGAACTCCTAAAAGGGTTATGTGTTGCCGCGCCCAAATGACACTTTGGAACTACGCTCCTTGAAGAGCGGCATCCGCGAATCACTTTGACGCATCAAGGTGTTGTCCACCGCCTCGGCTTGAGCTTGGGTCTGAGATGCGTAATACGCATTTCGTTCTTCAACAGCTTCAGCCGGTGCTTTGCACAACAGCAGTCCCCCAACTTCAATGTTGCCTTTGAACCGGCTCGTTGACATTGGGTCGTTATACATTTCCATCTCCGGGTGGTCTTCTGCTTTCACAGGAACCCACATCTCCCGAAGTTTTGCCGACACATTCATCGGGTCGGCCTGACCGGTAATACTGGTGCGAATCCACCGAAACTTCCAACCCTTAGATGGTGCAGGATCAGGAAGCAAACTCGACGGTGCCCATGTTTTTTTGCGCTGTGTAGTCTCTCGACTTTCGAGTTCACGAGCGAGTCTGTTCTCAGCCATTATGCGTTCCCCTGTGCAAGTTGTTTAGCGTACAAATCCAAAGGTACTCCGAGCTTTTTTGCAATAGCCACTTGCGTCCTAGTCAAAGTGATTTTCTTTGGTCCGTTAGAACGACTTGCTGGAGCGACGACTGTAGCAGCCTTACGCACTTCTGTTGGCTGAGTGGTAGGTTCCTCTTTCTCGTTGAAGAAGTCAGGAAACCGTTTACACATGCGCGCATCTATTTGCGCGAAGTACTCGTCACTGCGCGGGTCTATACCCGATTGGACCAACTGCTTATGTGCGATCAGCGCGACGGCGGTCATCTCGTCATTAAGCCCAAACCACTGATTACGTTGCTGCCAACGCAGCGTTTTCTCATCAGGGCGGCTTTGTTGCTGTTCGATCTGTGTCGTTTCTACACCTTCTACGTCATCTTGTAAAGGGGTAGGACGAAAATTATTTGCCTTCTCCAGCTTCATCTGGGCTTGCATGAGCTTGGTCTGGGCTTCCAACAAGGCATCCGCGTCAAACGACTCGTGCGCCTCCTTGAACTGCTTCTTGGCCATTTCATACTCAGCCTCTGCCGCCGTCTTCATGGAACCGGCATACGCCTGCTCCCCGGTGGAGACGTACTGCTTCAACCGCTTGTTTTCCTCAACAAGTCGCTGAGCGACACGTTTCATCTCCTCCTGTTCGCGCTGGAGTGCTTCTTTGGCTCGCCGTTCATCATGGCGAGCATGGCTTAATTCCTTAATACGTTTCTGAACGGAGGCACTGTATGTGGCCAGCTCCTCGTCCTTAAGGTCTTCAGGCTCTTTCTCTAGGGGCTTGCGGCCCCGGTCTTGTTCCGGAGTGTCGTCTGCGATCTCAATATCTACGTCGCCTTCGACCGAAACCTCGATGTCCGGAGCGTCCGAAGCGTTTTCAGCGCTCGGGGCATCCTGCTCATCCGGAAACTTGTACTCTCCATTACTTGTTGCCATAAGTCCTCCTTAAGCGTGAGAAAGGCCGCGTGGGTCTTCAACCACGGCTTCCACGGTGTCGTCATTGATGATGCGGAATTCCCGGTCGTGAATCTTCATGCGGGTTCCGGCGTACGTACGGGTCAGGACAAAATCGCCTTTCTTGCACCACGGGCCGGTCGGAAACCGATTCGCGTCGCTGTAGGCCATGTCACCAAGCTCGACCACGAACAGCACCTGCGTGGTCAACTCCTCTCGGCTGACAGTAGTTTCCGCCTTGATCAGCCCACCTTCATACTTCGCCTCGATGTGAGGAACCATACAAAGTATCCGGTAGCCTTTCGGTTTGGGAAGCTGCTTTGCCTTCTCCTCTGCTTCTTGCTGCGTTGCGCTTACATCAATGTCACTCATCCTGCTTCTCCAGTTCTTCTGCAAGGTCGATTAAATGCCGCTCTGCAGTAGCTAGACCCCGGATCACCCCGCAGAGGTGTTGATACTCTTCAAACGATTTGCATGCGCCGTTCGCTAGATCATCGGCGTAGTTGTTCATTTCAGTGCGCAGCCTGCTCCGCAGAGCATCCACGGGAATCATCACTTGCTACCCCCTTTCGGTTGTTGTTTAGCCTGCATCATCTGCGCCCTGTTTTTGGCGATCTCTACTCCCATACGAAGCCCTTCGCGCTCATCGTCTCGCTGAGCGTTTTCCTTGTCTTTAGCCATCTGAGCGCCCAAGCGAACGCCCTCCAGCTGTTGTTTCCCGGCAAGCTCCGCTTCTTTCAGCTTCAGCTCATCGGCTTTAGCAGCGGCATCAAGGGCCATCTTCTTCTCCTTGATCTCCACTTCCTTGGCCTTTAGCTGCAGTTCCTGCATCTGCAACTGGAGCAGCGGGTCTTGCGCATTCTGCTGGGCTTGCTGTTGTGCAACCATCGCTTGGCTAGCAGCCAAGACTTGCGGAGCGGCTTGTGCCAACATCTGCGAGAGCTGGTACTCCATCTCCGGCGGCAGACCTTCCTCCGAGTTCGGCATCGGTACACCCAACGCCTGTGACATCTTGTTACGGTATGCGTAGCCAACGTGCTCAGCGATGTGCGCCTGCATAGCGCCCATGATCATCTGCGCCTGTGGGTTCTGCCCCATCAGCTGGGCAATCACCGGGTCCTGCATCGCGGAGGTGTGCACCTTGATGTGCGACTCGTGGTCCTGATACGCAAACGCCTTGACGGGCTTGCCAGCCAGCACGTTCTGGTTCTCCTGCACCGGGTCAACCGGCTTCAGGTCTTTCTCAGTCGGCACGAGCTTGTCGATGTTCTTTATACCCAGCACGTTCAGCATCTGCCGGTGTAGCTCGGGCATGTCGTAAATCTGCGGAGCCGTCTGCGACAGCTGCAGCACAGCTTGATACTGCACCACCCGCTGACTCATGGTCGCCGCGTTCGGATCGGACACCGGCACGATCTCCACATGGCGGTAGTCCTCGTACTTGGCTTTGCGACCGTTGGGCGCATCCACGTCGTACGGATACTCTTGGTTGGCCGGGGAGTCCTCGCGCACCAGCTCGGCAATGAGCTTTAGCTCTTGCTTGAACGCAAAGTGCACCCGCGCCTGCACAGCACTCATGACCTTGAGCGTGCGCTCCAGAATTGCCAGCGTGGAGCCAACAGGCGCTTGGTTGGACATGTCGCTGATCTTCATGTCCGCCGTGGCGGCAAACCGACGGCCCTCGTCCACAATCTTGTCGAGCAGCGTTGCCAGAACCTGCGACGGCTCTTTGTACGGCAGCGGCAGGATGTTGTCGCGCAGCGATCCAGAGCCAATATCTACGTCGCGGAACTCTCCGGGAGAGATGGGAGTGTCGTCACCCTTGATCCGCAGACCACGGGTTTTCAGGCCCCCCGGCAGGTTAGATAGTGTGCCCGCATCGACCAGCTGACGAATTATGCTGGTGGCGCTCTTGGCGAAGCCCCCGATCAGG